AGAAACGAGGTTAGAGTTATGTATTGAGCGGGGTTAATAATGTTTATTGCAATGATCACTTGAGTAACTTGAATACAAACATGATAGAAATAAACTACAGTAGCACATGAGATATAATTTACTATATTCTTACGTGAGAAAGGCTTAATGAAGCAAAAAAACAATTTGTGAGCGACACCAATGTCGCCCACATAACTAGAGCATGAGTTATAATTAATTAAATCAAGATGAATAAAGTAATAGAATATACCACATACTCCAAAGATATACACGAGATGATGACTATTAAGGTTTATGGGATATGGTGAAGATAGCATAAGAAAGGGATTAGAAGAAAGTAGTTTAGATTAATTTATAATAAAAATGATTATGAGTAGCATAAGTAATAACGACTGAAACATATTAATTGATAGTATGGCTGATGTAACGACTGAAACATACAAACACTTACATATAGATTCAGAATGAATATTAACACAGACAGTGGAAGTAGCTGATAAAAACTGATTACATCTAGACGTAAGAAGGTATTGATTACCTTTAGGATTATGAGTAGAATGACTACAAAGAATATATTAACTTGATAACATATAAGATATCATTATAATAAGATAGTTAACTATTAACTGTAATGTTATGCCTCACAAAAAAGATTTAAGCCCAGAGATGAAGAAAAGACACGAAGCTAGAGTTAAAAAGATTAAGTCAATACTTAAAGAGGGAAAGAAAGATTTTAAAAAAGCCGACAAATAGTTTGGCTTTTTTTGTTATTCAAGTATAATCAATGTTACAGAAAAGTAACAAATAACTACAAAATGCTACACACAACTAAAACATCACTTGCAAAAGAACTATGAATAAATAGACTAACTATAGATAGAATGATAAAGCGATGAGAAGTGCGAGAGGCATATAATAGCGTATGAAAGAAACATTATGTACATGTTATTAATTTTATAAAAGAATTAGTATGATAGAATCAAAAGAAATAAATAAAGAGGAATTTATAGCAGACGATAATACTGTTAGGTGTGGTGAAACATGAGAAGAAATATGATATGTCATTAAGAAGTCAGAAAAGAAAAAACATAATAGCCCAAATCAAACAGAGAACGTATGAGGTGCCCCTGTTAAATATACCAAAGATGTAGTTACACAGCAACTTACTATTATGTTAAAACAGCTCAAGGATAATAAGGATTATGTATATATAGGAGAGTTATTTGAAGATAAAGACTATACAAGATTCAGATATTCAGAATGGGTAAAAACTTATAGTGAAGTTCCAGAGATACAAAAGTTATCGCACACAATAAAAGAAATTCTTGAAACTAGAGCGGTTAAAGGGCTTATGAAGAATGAATTAAATGCTACTTGAACTATATTCCATTTAAAGAATAATTACTGATGGGTTGATAAACAAGTTAATGAAAATACAAACACTAATCTTAACTTAGAAGTAGAAGACTCAGGAGAGATGAAAGATTTATTATCTGATAACGGTTTAATATAATGACAGCACCTTTAAATATACCAGATGGAATGGAAGCAGTAGTTACATTTGTATATCCAACACAAGACGAAGCAATACAGGCATGAGAAGAACTAGTAGAAGATGGTTATTGGTTTACTGGTGAATGATGTTATTATAAATGATTCCTTAATTTTATTATAGGATATGATGATACATTACCTAAGATGACTAGTAAGGTTGAGATGGTAGAAAGATGTAAAAGTAAAAAGAAAGCTAAAAAGAAATGATTAATTAAATAGATATGAATCTAGCTGAAGCACTACAAGATAAACAAAAGAGATACTTACTATGTAGAGATAGTTTGTATCTTTTTGCTATTTATTACTTTGGTAAATATTTTACACATATAAGTCCAGAGTTTCACAAGGAGAGATGTAAGATTAAACAGAAGTTATGAGAGAATGGACAACCTAGATTTATGGTTGATTGCGAGTTCAGATGATCTGCTAAAACATCTCTAGAGAAAATAGATTTTATCAGAAGAATATGTTATTGAGACAGAAAGATGATGTTGTATGGATCTCTTGATAAGAAGATTGCAGAGAATGCACTCCTTGATATATCTATTGAGCTACAAACTAATGAGAAGTTAATTAGAGACTTTGGTCAACTGTTCTTTGATGACTCAAGTCAAAAGAAAAGTAAAAAAACATGAGTTGCAGATTTCCTTACAAGTAACGGGATTAGAGTCCAAGCAATCACTACAGGGCAGCCTATACGTTGAATTATATTTTGAGCCACTCGTCCTGACTACATCGTATTCGACGATTTCGAGAACAATAAGACAAAGAAGTCAACAGCTCTTACAAAACAAGTTATAGAACACTTTGATGAAATGTTCCCAGCTATAGCTCCACACGGTATAGTTGTTTTTCTATGCAATAAGATTAGTGATACATGATCTGTAGCGTGGTTATATGATAAACTAGAAAACAATCCTGAGTGAATTATATTTGAAAAAGCGGTAGTAGAATACTGAGAGATTACTTGGAAAGATAAATATGTACATACTGATAAAGAAGCAGAAGAAATAAACAAGACAAGAGACAAGAATAAAAGGGTAATGAGTCTTGAATCAGTAAAGAGGACACTTAATAAGGATTGACGTAAGATATATGAACAAGAGTATTTAAACTTACCACTAGTAGACGGTGAAAGATTCTTTGATCTACAGATGATAGACAATGCTATAGAAGAAGCAAAAAAACATAAATTTGAAAAAGATAATAACTGGAAGATATGGGAAAAGTATGATCCTATGTGTGATTATAAGATAGCTGCTGATGTATCTGAATGATACGGTCTTGATAGTTCTGTTATAGAGGTATTAAATATAACTACCTGAGAACAGGCGGCAGAGTTTGAAAGTAATCAAATACCACCATGATTACTAGCAGATGAATTGATATCATCAAGTTCGAACTACTGAGATTGTACTATTACGCCAGAAAGGAATAGTATCGGTAATGCTGTTATCACATCGTTACAAGAAAAGGAATCGTGACATTTATTAACTAGACAAAAAGTAATAAATAAAAAATGATGAGGTAATGAGAATAGGTATGGTTGGTTAACAAACGCAACAAGTAAATCGAAAATGTTATTTGATTTCCAAAGAGATTTCAACGATGGATCTTTAGTTATTAAATCGCTACCATTACTTAGAGAAATGAGAGCATTTGCAAATGGTGATTTAAAGATGGCTAATTTTGATGATGAGGTTAGTAATCACTTCGATAGGGTTATGGCTATGGCTATTTGAAACCAAACTAGAACGATGATAGATACATTTGCAATCAAAGAGAAAAAAGTTAACATAGGAAAAGATACTGCTGTAACATGAATGAGCCCTCAGTTTAAATGAGGTAAATGGTACGCTAATTTTAAACGTTAACTATATATTATGTCTACAACTAGAGCAAGTAAGGATGACACACTATTACAAAGATCTGACTTTGAGGTTTGAACAACTCTTGAAGAGTTAAAACTTGATATGGACGAGGGCGAGTTAAAATGAATGGTTAAGAGATGGATGACTATCGCATCTAATTCCGAGGCTGAGTTAAAAACTAACTGAGATATTAATAAAGACTATTATAAAGGTATTGATAGGAGGGCCAACGATATTACAGATGATAAGAGTAAGGTTACTGATAATAGAATCTTTACAGACTTAGAAACTGTAGTACCTTTGGTTACATCTGTTCCTGCTAAGCCTATTGTTGTTATACCAACAGCACAAGCTAAAAATAAGAAAGCGCTTAGAGATCAAGCTATTAAGAATCAAAAAATACTACTAGCTATATATGAAGATCAAGACCTTCAATTCAAATATGAAAAGATGGTTAGACAACACCAAATCTGGAAAGTAGGTGTAATTAAATACTGATTAAAAGACGATAAAATATTTGCAGATGTTAAGTTGCCATCAAGAATATTACTTGATAGTGAAGCCACCACAATCGAAGACTCTGAGTTTATAGGTGAAAAGATTGTTATCTCAGCAAGAGATTTAGTTAAAATATATCCAGATAAAGAAAGTGAAATTTCTTCAGAAGTATCTGGTAAAATGGGTACAAAGCTTACATATATAGAATGGTGGACAGATGACATTAAAGTAGTATCAATTAAGTCTAGTGTTATTCTGGAAGCTATTAAAAATCCTTTATTTGATTATGAATGAGTAGAAAAAGTTACTTATGATGAAAATGGTAAAGAGATTAAGTGAGAACCGACAATGAACAATTTCTTTGTTAGACCAAGAAAACCTTACGTTTTATTCAACGTATATAACATAGGAGAAAACATCATAGATGATACTACTCCATTAGAATTAAGTAAAACACTACAAGACAATATAAATGATAGGAAAAGACAAATAGCGGATAATTCAGATACTGCGGGTAATCCTATTAGAACATACAAAGGGATGACATCAGACCAAGCAAATGATGCTGACAATAACCTTTCTGCTGGTAATGGTGTTAATTTATGAAGTGAACAAGAAATCAGTTATATACAAGCTGCAGCACTTCCTGCGTTTGTTCAAAACGACTTACAAGACTCAAGAAACTCTATAGATAATATCTTTGGTATTCACTCTACAACTAGAGGTGAAAGACAAGCAGGTGCTAATGAATCAGGTAGAGCTAGAGAAGCATTAAGAGAATGAGATGAAGACAGACAAGCTACAATAGGTAGAGCAATAGAAAGAGCTTCAGAAGAACTATACAAAGGGTTTGCTCATCTTATCAAAGTTTTCTATAATAAAGAACAAGCGTTACCTATACTAGGGAAAGACTCTACTGAAGAATACATTGAATTTAAAAGAGATGATATAGCTGAAGGTATGAAGATTAGAGTTAGACCATGATCTACTATCCCAACTGATCCAAACGCATTAAAGGCACAAGGGTTAGAATTAGCAGGAATGAATAGAATTACAAATAGAAGATTATATGAAATGCTTTGAATTGAAGATGTTGATGAGGCTGTAAAAGAGTTTGAAACAGAGGCTGTTAAAGCACAACAAGAACAACAAAAAATACTTGCAGAAGAGCAAAAAGAATTAGCAAATACACAACAGGTAGCAGGATTTGAAGAACAGATACAAGCATTGGGCGCTTGACAACCACAATAAAAATTATATATTATCCATATAGACCAAATCGTAACATTCATGTCTTAAAACTGATATTTTTATCGTTAACAATATATTATGACAGAAATAGACGCAGGAGTTGAAAGTTTTTTTTCTAAATATGATGACGAAGAATTAGTAGACCAATCAGCATCGTCGGCTGATACACCAGATGAATCTTCAAAGGAGGAACCAGAGGTAGCTCCAAAGGATGAATCTAAAGAAGATGAATCAAAACTTTCTGATTGAGAAGCTGAAGATAAAGATACACCGTTTCATGAACACCCTAGGTGGAAAGAGGTTATGAAAGAAAGAAAAGAACTCAGAGAATCACAAAAAGCTTGGGAAAAAGAAAAATCTGAAATGTCTGAAAGACTAAGTAGATTAGAAAATACTCCTAAGACTGAAGATGAGATCAATAATATGACCCCACAAGAGGCTATAGCGTATGCTGAAGAGAAAATGAAACGTGAATACGAATCAAAATCTACTCTTACTGAAAGAGAAGAAAAGGAAGCTGAACAATATATAGAAGAAACTCTATCTGATTTAAAAGATGCTTGACACGATTTTGATGAAAATAAATTATTAAAATACGCTGATGAGTATACTAATTGAGATATTGAGAAAGCATTTGACTTATACCAAAAACTAGAAACTACAAAGGCTGAATGAGCGTCTCAAGAAGCAAAAGAAGCAGCAAAGAAAAAAGCTGCCCAATCCAGTAATTCCAACAGAGGTGGATGATCTAAGGCTTCTGGATATGTACGTTGAACAAGTTGGGGAGAGCTCCAATTAAAGTAAAAGTTAAATCTTTCAAAACACATTTATTATTAATTATAAAATATTATGTCTTTCTGATTAGATCTACAAAATAATACTAGAGACCAAATCGCACCTAAGATTGTTGATACGGTTCTTACGGCGAATCTAGTAACTCAAATTATGCTTGGTTCTAGAAAATCAAGATTTACATCTGATGTAAAAAGAATAGTAGTTAAAACTACAAAAGCTAATAACGGTGGTTCATTTGCTGGTCTTGATAGATTCAACACTAACCAAGTAAACACTACACAAAAAATGGTATTTTCTCCAAGATCATACTACCAACCAATCGTTTTACCAGGGGATGAATTATCTCTTTCTAAAACTAAAGACTCTGTAAGAGACTTACAAGTTCAAAAAGGTGAAGAGGCATCTCAAGAAATGGCTGAAGATATCGGTACTATCCTTTATGGTGACGGTACTGGTAACTCAAATAAAGATTTCTTAGGTCTTATCGCTGGTGCTGATGATGGCACAAATGTTGCTACTTACGGTGGACTTTCAAGAGCTACTTTTACAACTATTAAAGGTACTGTTGATTCTTCTACTACAACTATTACATTTACTGCATTAGATACAATGCTTAGATCTACTAACTCAGGTAACCAAAAAGTTGATTTAATTTTAACTACTGAAGCTATATACGATTTCATTGCTGCATTATTTACTCAAGTATCTAATGAAAGAAATGCTATGAATGATTCTGGTTCATTAATTAAAAAATCAGTTGCTGGTATTGCTGGTGAAGCTGGATTTACTTCTTTATTCTATAAAGGAGTGCCAATTATAGCTGATGAAGCTTGTACTGACAATCATATTTTCTGTCTTAATACTAAGACTTGGGAATTTGCAACAGTTGATGGATTAGTTGGAACAACTCCAATTACTATTAAATCTGCTGAAATCGAAGGACAATACGATGACAATACTGAAATTTCATATGGATTCCACCTTACACCAATGGAAAAATCTATTGATCAATACGGTTTTATGTCCCAAATATTACTTATGGGTAACCTCATTTGTAAAAATCCTAGAAGAAATGGTTACTTCTCTGCAATCACTGCATAATTGGCCTAAACTAGCCAACTCTGTTATTTTAATTAAACTAACTATATAGACTATGTTATACACATGAGCTACTCAAGCAATTCCTGCTGAGCTTAAAGAAGTTGCAATCACAGTTCTTGCTGCTGCTGCAACTGGTACTAACACTGCTGATGTTGAATTAATCGGTGGTAAAATTGTTGGTATTGTACCAACTGGTAATCAAGATCAATTTGTAGATAATGTTGAATTATCTGCTGCTGGACTTGTTACTGTAACTTTAGCTGCTAATGCTACTGCTGACAATACATTTAATGTTGTTGTTGCAAGAGCTACTGGTAACGAAAGTTAATATATAGAGGGGCTTCGGCTCTTCTTTATGGCTAAACTAGCCTCCATATTTTAATTATTTAAAAAGACGCTATGGACGAAAAAGAACTAGTACAACTAAGAAATAGATCACAATCTGTAACGAATATACTTAAAGATGATTTTGATTTTAAATGGGACGGTATTGATTATACTATTGAAAAAGGTGAAACTCAACATATGCCTTTCTATTTAGCTGAACATTGTGCATTACATATGGCAAGAACTGTTTGTAATGAAAGAAAACTTAATTACACAAAAGAAGCTGGTAAAATAGTTGATGAAATCATGTCAAAAGAATTTATTGATTATGATAAGCTTACAGTTGCAAAAGCAAAAGATCTTTGTGAAAAGAGAGATATCTCTCTTGAAATTGACGGGAAAGATAAAAATAAAGCCAGATTAATACAAGATTTAAAAGACACGCATTAAGATATACTTGAATCACGGAAATTAATCTATATACTAGGGAGTAAATTACTTACTCTCTTTTTTTTTTATGAAGAAATTTAGAAACACACAATATACTTATAATAAATTACTAGAAGAAATTGAGTTCTTAAAAAAACAGACAATTACATTCAACGCAGATTACAACAAAAGTAAAGATATGTACAATGAGTCCAAATCTGAGCTAGAATCTCTTAGGGTTCAGATAAACAAGGAATTTCATGAAAATAAAGTAAATATAAGTAATCACAATAAAGATTTTATAGATAACCTTAATAACAAAGAAAAACAGCTTGAAAATTTACAATATACACTGTCTCAAAAAGAAATAGATATAAAATGTAATAATGATAGACTAGAGACTTTTCAAATAGAATTACAAAAACTTGAAAAAAAACTTACGTCTAAAGAAATAGAACTTAATAAAAAAGAAAAGTCTATATCAATGCAAAATAAAAAGCTTAACGAAAGATTGTTAGAAATGTGTCAAAAAGAAGATCGATTTACTAAGGATATTAGATGAATGAATAATGAATTATCTATTTTAGATAAATCTATTACTGATATAAGGGATGAATCTGATAGAATAAAACAAGAACAGGATGAGAAATTAGAGAAAATATGACAACAGAAAAAGGTATTACAGATATGGGAGGATAGGCTAATAGAGAAAGAAGAAAAGATCGCATCTGATATGAGAACATTATTATCATCACAACAACATATAAAATGATTGAACAATGGAAAGATATAAAATGATATGAATATCGTAGAACTGCTTGAGGTTATATTTGGAAATTTAATTAATAACAACATACAAATGTCTAAATCACTACTAAATATAGATAAGTTCCCAACTGGTATAATAAATGATGAAACCAATCAAACAGTTGATGGTTTTGTTGATATGGTTTGAGTTGATATGCACTCTGAGGCGTGAATAGCACAAATTAATAAAAGACTTGAGAACGAGACTACAACTTGAATGACAGAGATTCCATTATCTGCTACAATATTTGATGGAAAGGTTTTAGTGTGAACTGAATGAGAAGAAATATGGTATGAGAATACTTCAAATACTTGGACATTATTACATACTAATACTAATTCCTGAGATAATGAAGACTTAATAGTATATCAAGATCACTTAATATATGCAGCTGTAAGTAAATTATGAATAAGTACAAATACTACTATAGCTTGAGGGTTTACAGATAATCCAACTTGGTGATCTGGTACAAATGCTTTTGATGTATGAGTATCGTCTAAACCACACTTTTTTAAGATATTTAATAATAGGTTGATTATATCGGATGGTAATTTATTGGCAGAGTTAGATGGGGCTTCTGATCCAGCTACTCCTGCTAACTGGGTGTATACATCAGATAAGTTTAAGCTACCTGAAAGCGAAGTTATATTAAGTCTAGAGGTTATATGAAGTGTGCTAGGTATTGGTACAGAAGCATGAAATTATTACGAATGGGACTGAGTAAGCGCAAACGCTTCTACGATAGTAAAATCTAATATAGGTGGTATTAATGCATTACTACAGGTAGAAAATACCTTATTTGCTTTTGCTTGAATAGATGGTGTTGTATATAGATTTAATGGAGCAGATTTTAAACCAGATATAAAGATACCTAGCAATAGATTCAATCTTACTGCTACTTCTAAAACAAGAAAGCCAGCTGTAAGGAGATATAAGAATTGATTCATATTTGCAATACCAAAGAATGGTATATATGTATATGATAGAATCGATACATCTAGTCCATTTAAACTTAGTAAATACTGAAACCTTAGTTGAGGGCAAGTTATAGATTCATTTGAATGAAATCTACAAATGTTATTTATAATTGATCCTACAAGTTCTGATGATACATTTATAGTATGATATCAATATAATTCTACTGAAACTATAGATAGAACGTCCGCTAGTATTAGATATAGGATGTTTGAAGCGGGATCATGAGATGATACAGCAGCACCATACTTTGAAACTCAGGTATATGAGTTAAGAGATAATAATGGTCAGCCAAATAAGATACAGTGAGTGCAATGATTATTTTCATGATTTAGTTCATCAGATGTGATAAACAACATAAGAGTATATTACAGATTTAATAACGCTTCTAGTTATGCGTTACTATGAACAATATGAAATGACTGAATAGATGTTAATAAAATATTAAGATGAATAGGGAAAAGAGTGCATACTATTCAATTTAAAATACTTATGTGAGATGAAACTACATCTGCTACATGAGTTAGAAACACAAAGCTTACTTGATTAAGATTATTCTAATGAGTATAAACCAAAGACATTCACATAGTTGAAGATGATGAGATGGAGAAAAAATAGATTATAATAATTTGAAAAATCTACCAGATTTAGATACTGTAAAGTATTTCCAAGATAACGATACGACTTGGACAGGTGTATATAGTGGAGGAGATTTTGTTATTACAACATGATTTAGACCAAAGAGAATAGATATTAAAGCTGCTAGAGATAGTTCTAACGAATGAGTATCAACATGAACAGCTATTGTAAATGCCGATGGTAGTATAGAGAACGGCTGTATTTATTTAGATGGTAGTTTTACTAATGTATGGCAATTGGATTGAACAGTTATATGAATAATAAAACAGTCTTCATCATCTACAGTGTTTTTTGTAAAATCTGTATCAGATACGTGATTTACTTTGAATGTGAATAATAACAACTGGACTTTTGATACTGTTATAACAGCGCAAGGATAACTTGATATTGATTACAAACTGAGTATATTTATATTAATACATAATAATTACTAATTATGGCACTTAAAACATATTGAGAAATGTTTGAAGATATAGTGGATCAAGTTTGATTAACTAACACTTTCAATGATTGAGAAACGGAAACCAGAAGAATAAAAAGAGATATTAACGATATTCAAAAAGAAGCCCTTAGTATATCAAAGACTTATCTTAAAAAAGCATGAGTATTAATCCCATGAGGTACTGTAGCTGATCAAAAAGAATATACTATCCCTACTAACGTAGATAAGATTACTCTTGTGCAAGTAACTGTAGACTCGAGAGATTACTTCCCAGCCGAGTTATGAATTCAGGATTTTAATAGACTGGCGAATACTGAACAAACTTCAGATATACCAGTTTATTTTACTGTTGATAAAACAAAGCTAGTATTATATCCTAATCCATTAAGTAATGGTAACGCAATTGAATTAAATGCTAACGCATTTGCTACTGACTTAAATACAGATCCCTCTGTTACAACAGATCAAGGTACTACGCTTGAAATTAAAGAGGGATATAAGAATGTAATATATTATTATGTTTTAAGTGAAGCGTTTAGCAGGTTAGAAGATTTTGCAAGTGCTGATAGATATGAAAGAAAACAAGATAAAATTATGGTTAAGTATAAAGACGAAGTAAGAAATCCAACGAATAGTGTTGTCGTGAAACACGGTATACAAGATACAGTAGATCCAAACCGTCATTCGGTTCTTACATAATAATTAAAACACTATGGTAGTAAGTCCAGATAAATTAAAAAAAAGAATAGAAGAAGACAAGGATTTCTTCTCTAAAACGAAAGAATGATTAAGGCCAGAAGTAAAAAAGCTAAGATCTCAATGACTTAGTAATGAAGCAATTAAGAAACAACTAAGATCAAGATTAAAGGGGCAACTGGGAAAAGAAGGGACAAAACAGCTTGCCTCTTCTTTTAGATCGCAACAATGACAGGAAGAGGTACCTAAAAGGGCTAATATAACAAAAGAAGATAAAGTTATAGATCCAGCTACAGGTCAACCAGAGACAAGAAGAGTATTAAGGGATACTACTATACAACCTACTGATATTACTGACACAACAGGTGTTGATGTTACTCAAGATATAACAGAAGTACCAGGAGAAGATAAGACGCTTAGACAAAGAGTAGCGGAACAAGTTGCAAGTAGAAAAACAAGAGAGGAACAATTAAGAGCTGAAAGAGAGTCGGAAGGTAGAGGTGAATTAGTTGAACAACAAGCATCTTTTAGAGAAGAAGCGGCTTCTGTGCAAGAAGATCTTGCTAATATTACTGCTTGATTAGAAGCTGAGGGGTGAGCTATCACAAGTATAGCTGCAAGTAGAATAAGAGAAGCTAGATCTGCTCCACTTAGAGAAACACTTACAAGTCTTGTAAAAGGTCAAGAATTAACTGCTGCAAGTATAAAAGAACTTGATACATCTATAGATAGTATACTAGAAGCTAGAAGATTAGACAGAGAAGACGCATCAAATAATCTAGCTGCACAGATAGAATGATCTGACTTACCCGATACAGAAAAACAAAGACTTATTACTCAATTAGGTGTTCAAACTGAGCAAGCTAAACAAAGAGATGAGATAGAATCTTTTAGGCAAAAAGAACAGATTAAAGCTAATATAGAACAGCAAGAAAAGGATAGTCTTGCACAAACATGATTATCACTAGGACAAAATGTGATACTTGGTAAAATTACAAATAACTTTGGAGTTAAACCTGAAGATCTTGTTGGTAAGGCGGTTGCATGAATGATTAAGGAATGAAAAACAGAACAAGAAATCAATAAGATACTTGGTCTTGCTACAGATAAAGAGGGTAACTTTGTAGATGACACACAATTTGCTAGAAGGGAAAAACTTAGAAAAGAATTTGAAGCAAAAGCATGAGTAAAGACATACAGAGAAGCTGTATTACAACATCAAGGCACTATCGCTACATTATGACAAGCTAGTGGACCGGGTGATGTTGCAGCTGTATTCCAATTTATGAAGACTCTTGATCCTACATCAGTAGTAAGAGAATCAGAGTTCCAACAAGCGGCTGGTGCAGCATGAGTATTGGAAAAAGTAAATGCAGCAAATATATTTGAGAAGTTTAAAAATGGTGCAATACTTGGTGAACAAGATAGTAAAACAAGAGAAGCTTTTGTTAAAACAGTAAATGAATTATTTAATGTAAAGAAAAAGAACTTTGACGGTTTAGCAAGACAAATGATAAATCAAGCAATAAGAGATGGTGTAGATCCTAAGAGTGTGGTGTTAGATCTTGAGGAAGTTCCATGAGCATCTGATTTGACCAGAGATGATTTTACTAATCTTGCAGATGATGACTTATTAGAAATTGATTCTGAATTCTGATTCACTACAAGTGATTGAACATCATTCAATATAGAAAGTCAGGATTTTAATATAGGAGAGTCAACTTCTTGAACAAACATTGAAATATCAAATATTTGAACATGAAGTATTACACAAGAATTTTGAGCAAGAAGTCCGTTAGGAATAGATAATGTTAAATTAGCAGATGGTTCAGTATGAACTCCTTGAATAGATATAGACTGAAAGATATGAGATCCTATCCCATCCACGGTATCATGAACTGTTAAGATAATCAAAAGTAATACATGATTAGGAAACAGGGTTATGATAATTGATAAACAAGGCAATGAACATTTCTTTAATCACTTAGATGGATTTAATGTAAAAGATGGTCAAACAATTAATAAATGAGATCAAATAGGTACTATGGGTAATTCTTGAAATGTTATAGCGTGACCTTGATGAGATTGATCGCACTTAGATTATAGAGTTAAATCTAAACAGTGATGGATAGATCCGAATAAATTTTTAATGTCTTAATTTAATATATATGGCACTTACAGAACAAGAAAGAAATATAGTGAGGCAAGTTAAACAACAAGGTTGAACTAGAGAACAAGTAATTGAGGTATTAGGACAACATAGATCAAGACAGCCGAAACAAGAATTTAAAAGCCTTTCTCAAGAAGCTAGAGAGTCTCTTGAGAAAACACCTGAAGAAATCTTGGGGGTTTGAGCATTTCAAGATGAAACAGAAGATAAATTACCTAAAAAAGATAAATGAATACTACAACAAGTATGAGAGTCAATAAGTAAATTTTGAGAAGAGAAGAAATTTGAATTAAAAGCTGCTGAATGATCCGAGACACTTTGATCTAGATTTAAAAGAGAAGGACAAAACGTACTAAAGTTATGAGCAAATATATGAACAGATATATTACAGATATGAGGTGATACAGCTGATTTTATATGAGAGGTAATTGATGAACCTGGAGAAAAGGTAGAATCTGCAAAAGTTTTATGAAGAGGGTTTTTATGAGTAATAAGAAAGGCTGGAAGATTTTGACTTGAACTTTGATCTGGACAGAAATTAGATGCTTCTAAAGAAGAGAAAATAGCAGATGCGATTTGAAGAGGTATAAAAGAAGAGGCAGGAGATAAATTCTGAACATTAGAAAAAACAAGGAATACGCTCACTCAAAATCCACTGGATACGGTATTATTTGTTAGATGAGGGTTAAAAGGGTTAAAAGATGCGTGACTAAGTAAGTCAGATCAAATTAAAATTGATAATCTAACAAAAGAAGCAGATCAAGCAATAGAGCAATTTATAAAACCAACAAAAATAGAAACTAAACAGATTACAAAAAAGATATCTCCAGAGATACAGTCAAGACTAAAAGATTGAAGACTAAAACCAGGCGATAGAGAAAGTATTAAGGCTGTTACTGATGCAAATATTGAATCTACATGAGAAAAGATATGAGCTTTTATAGAAGCTTGAAAAGTTAAATGAGAGATTGATTTTGATTGAATGATAGATACTTTAGTTAAGGCTGATTCTAATGCTAGAGTTGATGGAAATATTATACCATGAAGAGAAGCTGAGGTAAAATTCATAAATTCTCAATTAGATTTCTTATGACAATTAGAGAAAGCATATGGTAAGAATTTACCCGCTGCTAAGCAACTTGAATTAAGAAAGCAGTATGATGTTGTATTTGATAAAACGGTTACAAGAGATAAAATAACTAAATTTCAAGATGAGCTTCAAGTTGATTTAGCTGATATTCTAAGGGCAGAGCTAGCTAAAAATAATCCTGACTTAGATAAGTTGAATAAAGAATACACATTTAATATATGACTCCAAAAAGTATTAGATGAAACACTGGAGAGAACAACATGACAAGATCCTGTATGACTCATGAATAAGATAGGAGCATTACAACAATGAGGTGCATGAGCAACGGTTTGAGCAACTGTTTGAGGTGTTGTATGATGACCAGTTTGAGCTGCGGTCTGAGCTATATTTTGATGAGCGTTATGACTAAAGCTTACGAAAGTTTTATCAAATCCTAAATATAGACTAGTAGATGCAAAAAAGAAAGCGGATCTGGCAGAAGCAATAGCAAGTGGTGACTCAACGAGAGTTGAAAAAATACTAGATACCATTACTATAGCAGGTGGTATATCTGAATTATCTGATAATGAATAAATTATGACTATAGACAACTTTTTATTTTTCCTAGCGATTTGATGTATTATTTGATTATTCTTTTAAATATGACTGATGTTTTACTCACAATTATTGTAATTATACTTTTATTAGATTTCTACATAAGACACAACCATCTTATTAAAAAGAGATTTAGAAAAGTAGAAAGAAAGATAACAAAGAAACAGGACCACTTCATGGTTAGAAATAAGGGACATGGAGATAAAGTAGCAGAAGATTTAGAGAAACTTACATCCTAATTATTAGATTATGTCAGAAGCAATAAGAGATGATAATAACGTACCAGTGTTGGTATGAGTAAGCTCGGTAGATGGGGTTACTACAATACCAATTGAAGTTAACCCAACAACATGAGCTTTACTTGCTGAAGCCTAATTAATTAATAATATTATATATTATGCCTAATGAAAATTCTATAAGGAGTGACAATAATGTTCCTAGCCTATTGGCTGAAAATGAAGGATTTACAAAAAGGGTAAAAGCAGATATGAATTGAAGTTTAAGTACATGATTAGTTTGATCAGATGGTAATACGATAAATTCTATATATCCCCTCCAAACTAATGAATGATGGATATATGCTAATCAAATAGATTTAGATAACAGCGATAATGGGAATTTTACATGAACTGTAGAAGATCATTTTAATGATTTTTT